CAAACGAAATCCTGTTGCTTCTGCACAATCTTCAAACATAGGTTTTTCTAAAAATTCTTCAGGTGTAACAGGTCGCTCCCAATCCATCAAAATAATATCTTTTTCTTCTAAATACCAATCTCTAACTAAACTCCAACAATCGGTCACGCCCCAACACCACGGTCTACCTTTTAACGCTGGTTTATATCCTGTTGGCTCGTAATATCCCCATTGCTCTGTTTTAGGATTAACAATGTGCCAAGGTAATCCACCTGCTTCACAGCTAACTTTATCTGCTTCACTTGCTACGGCTGGCGTTGTTGGATGCGAATGTATAACGCTAACGATTTGACCTAAACTATCTGCTTTAACATAATCTTCTGGATCTAAAATAAAACATTGATGAGAGTAAGTTGATAAATTATGGCAAGGATAATAAACTTTTTTACCTTTAATATTTAACAACAAACCAACAGATTCTTTAGGGTCTTCCTCTTTTGCATGTTGTAATGCTTTAACTTTCCAACCCATTAAATAAATGTACCAATAGAAGGGAAAAGATCCCTAGTACATTGACGTTTTGGTAATCTTATTCCCGCTAAATCACTAATACTTGCAAGCTCAAAAGTAACAACATTTCTATTCTCAGTAACTTTTCTATCTATATAATATATTTCTCTAGGAAATTCATT